CGAAATCTATCCAGGCTCGTTTTGGGGCTCTGACCTGCGGTGTTGCGCTGCGATGACGAACCCGGTGTACCGGACGACGGCGTGGCGGGAAGCGTCGGCGGCATGTCTCGTTCGGGATGGTGGGCTGTGTCAGATTCGACTTCCGTGCTGCAAGGGTCGGGCGACGACCGCGGATCACATCGTGGAGTTGGCGGACGGCGGCGCGGAGTACGACTTGGGGAATCTTCAGGCGGCGTGCCGACCGTGCAACACGGCGAAGCGGAATCGGCGGGTGGCTGCGAGGGCGCGACGGAAGGTGTCGACGGCGCGGGTCTGGTAGCGGCGGTCCAGTCGTCGCGGCTTGCCGGGCTGCGGGCACTGCGCGATCGGTTGGCGGTCGAGATCGCGGCCGGCGGGAATCAGACGGCGCCGTTAGCGAAGCAGCTTCGTGACGTCATGGCCGACATCGCGATGCTGGAACGCGAGCGGCCGGAAAGCTCGGTGGTCGATGACCTCCACGCTCGTCGAGAGGCGCGCCGCGCCGCGGGTACTGCTGAAGCCGGAGGCAACCGGAACTAGCGGGCCGGAAGCAGTCGAGCTTGCCCGGGCCTGCGGGCTGGAGCTCGACGACTGGCAGGTCGCGACGCTCGATGTCGCGATGGCTGAGCGTGGGCTTGGGTGGGCAGCGGTCGACGTCGCGTTGATCGCGAGTCGACAGAACGGCAAGAACTGCATCCTCGAGGCCCGCGAGCTGTTCGGCCTCGCGGTGTTGGGTGAGCAGATCATCCACACCTCGCACCAGTTCAAGACGACCCGGGAGTCGTTCACTCGGCTGCTGTCGCTGGTCGAGGCCAACCAGGATGTCGCCGACTGCCTGACGAAGAAGCTCGGTTCCCCGATGTCGGGTTACGAGATGCATTTCCGTTCCGGCGGCCGGATCGTGTTCATCGCCCGCTCACGTTCCTCAGGTCGAGGGTTGACCGGAGATCTGCTGGTCTGCGACGAGGCCCAGGATCTTTCCGACGACGCTCTGGGTGCACTGCTCCCGACGATCTCGGCACGCCCGGGCGCGCAGACGTGGTATCTCGGGTCGGCGCCTGGGCTCGGCTCAACCGTGTTCCACCGCATCCGACGGCGCGGCCGATCCGGTGAGCAGTCGCGACTCGCGTACTTCGAGTTCTCCGCGGACCCCGATTGCGATCCCGACGACCGCGTAGCGTGGCGGCAAGCGAACCCCGCCGATCGGGTCACGGACGAGACCATCGAACGGGAACGCCGCTCGATGTCGACCGAGATGTTCCTCCGGGAGCGGCTATCCGTGAGCCCCGACCTCGCCGAAGGCGACTCCGTCATCCCGATCGACGCTTGGGACGACTGCAACTCGGCGGACCTCGAGGTCATCGCGAACTTCTTCGCGTTGGACTGCAACCCCGAACGCACGGCGGCGGGGATCGTCACGGTCGGTGACGGCCCAGCGCTTGAGGTCGTCGACTACCGGCCGTCGGTCGCCTGGTGCGTCGATCGCGCCGAGAACCTCCACCTCAAGTACAAGGTTCCGATCGTGATCGACGCGAAGGGACCGGCGGGCACGTTTATCGCCGACCTGAAACAACGCAAGGTCCCGGTTGTGGAATTGGGTGTCGATGACATGACCCGCGCCGCTGCACGGTTCTACGACCGGGTCATCGAGCGCGCGGTCCGGATTCGACGGAACCCCGACCTTGATGCAGCCGTCGCGGGCGCGGCGAAGCGCACCACCGGCGAAGCGTGGGCGTGGGGCCGGAAGAACTCCACCACGGACATCACGTTGCTCGTAGCCGCGTCCGCCGCGCTGTGGGCCGCGCAGGGCGCCTCGGCAGAGGTGTGGTCCGCGTGGGCGTAACCCGCGCGCTCTACACGCTCGGCGTCATCTGCGCAGCGCTCGTCGGGTTCCTGTGCCCGATCTGGTACCTCGGATTCGCGCCGCTCGCCGCCGGCGCGATCTGGGCCGCATACGACCTCGTAGACGTCAAGGAGCCTGATGACCAGTCTCCGCGAGCGTCGCCGCCTCGAACGTAGCGTCCCGCTCTCCGGAGTCGGCGCGAACGAGACCACCGGCATCTCGATCTACGACTGGGCGAAGATGTTCGCGCCTGGCTCGCAGTTCAGCTTCGGCGGCATGCCCTACCAGGGCCTCAACATCGGGCAGACGCCGCTCTCGCAGCCGATCACCGACAACCCGGCCGTGTTCTCCGTCGCGAACATCCGGCTCATGCTGTTCGCCGAAGCGCGGTTCCAGTGGCAGCAGATGCGCGGCGGCCGACCCGGCGACCTGTTCGGCAACCCCGACCTCGCGATCCTCGAGGAACCCTGGCCCGGCCACACCACGAGCAACCTCCTCGCGCAAGCCGAACTCGACGTCGCACGCGCCGGCAACAGCTACTGGGTGAAGAACGGCGACTACCTCCAGTGGCTCGACCCCGCGAACGTCAAGGTGCTGACCCGCACCGCGTACGACAAGACGATGTCAGGTCTCGAGATCGGCGAGGAGCTCGCCGCCTACGCGTACGTGCCGGCCAGCAACGAAGCAACCGTCTACCTCCCTGAGGAGGTCTGCCACTACAAGCCGCATCCGAACCCGACGAACCGGTTCATCGGCATGTCGTGGCTGTCGCCGTGCCTGAACGACATCGCGACCGACGAAGCGGTCTCGAAGCACAAGCAATCCGTCATCTCGAACGGCGCGACGCTCGCCACTGTCGTGTCGTTCGACGCGACCGTGTCGAAGGAGCAGGCGGAAGCGTTCATCAAGATCTTCCGTCAGGATCACGAACGTCCCGAGAACGCCGGCAAGACGCTGTTCATGGGTGGCGGCGCCGACGTCAAGACCGTCGGGCAGACGTTCGAGAACCTGCTCCTCCAGGCCGTGCAAGGCGCCGGCGAGGTCCGCGTCGCCGTCGCGGCCGGTATTCCACCCGCGATCGTCGGGATCAGCGAAGGATTGAAGGGTTCGAGCCTCAACGCCGGGAACTACGGCGAGGCCCGCCGCCGGTTGGCGGACGGCACGATGCGGCCGCTGTGGCGTGATTTCGCGTCGTCGATGCAGTCGCTGCTTCCGACCCCGCCGGGCGCGCGGCTCTGGTACGACGATCGAGACATTGCCTTCCTTCGGGAAGACATCGCGGATCAGGCGACAATCCTTTCCGAGAACGCGAAGTCCGTGATGACGCTCGTGCAAGCCGGGTGGGAACCCGACGCCGCGATCGACGCCGTCGTCACCGGTGATCTGACGCGACTGATCGACCGGCACACCGGCCTGTACTCGGTGCAGCTGCAACCGCCTGGCGCCGGTCAACTCACCGGCGGCGGAGCCGACCCCCAACTGCCTCGTCCGGCGTCGCCCGCGGCGCTACCCGCAGGAGCTTCCAATGGCTGAGACGCGCGAACGCGACTTCGAATTCACACTGACCCGCTCACGCGACGAGAACGGCGACGGCCAAACCTTCGAGGGTTACATCGCCGTCTTCAACTCAACCGCGCGGATCGAAGAACGCGACGGCTCCGAGTTCGACGAGGTCATCGTCCCTGGCGCTTTCAAGAAGTCGATCGCGGAACGCACCCCGTTCTTCATGTTCTGCCACGGCAAGCACCCGCTCATCGGCCAGATGCCGCTCGGCACCATCACCGAGCTCCGCGAAGACGCCCGCGGCCTGTTCATCCGAGCGCGACTCACCGACAACTGGCTCATCCAACCCGTCCGTGACGCGATCCGCGACGGTGCCGTTACCGGTTGTAGCGCGCGGATGGAAGTCACACGCGATGTCTGGTCGGGTCGCGCGTCCGTCCGCTGCCGCCGCGGGGAGCTCCGCACGATCAAGGAAGTCCGGCTCGTCGAATGCGGACCCGTTGTCGCGCCCGCCTACGAAGACACGACCGCATCGGTACGCAGCGCGTTCCGCGACCTCGAGAAGGTTGTTGAAGGGATCACCGTGAATGTTTCGACTCGCGACACGGCAACCGTGTCGACGCAGGAACCGACCGTCATCGATCTCGTGAAGTCGGCGATCAAGGACAGACTCGGGCTCGACAGCTCCGACGACGTCCGCACCGTCGATTCCTACGAGGACGACGGGCGGCTCGTGTTCACCGTCGCAGGCAACGAAGCATCGAACCATTCGGGACTGTGGTCCGCGGACTTCGCCTACGCCGACGGCGTCGTGACCCTCTCCGGCGATCCCCAGGCAGTGCAGGCAGTCGGCTACGAGCCGCGATCAAGAGAACCGCGCGGCGAAACCCGCTCCGACCTCACCTTCTGTGCCATCACCTGCGCCGTCGAGGAAGCCGTCGAGGAACTGATCCACTCCGACGACATGACCTCCGACGTCTGGGTGTGCGACATCACCGACACCTGGGCCGTCTTCCAGGTATGGGGTGCGCTCGAAGGAACGTGGCCGGGCTACTGGAAGATCGAATACACGATCGACGCGGACATGGCCGTGACGCTCTCCGACCCCGTCGCGGTCGAGCAGGCCTACGTCCCCTCGACCACACCGCCTGAGCGGTGCGTTGCCCTGAAGGGGCAGACCAGATCGCGAACCGACACCTCCGCGGACGCCGCCCCAACGGGCACCTCTGCGG